AGGACCAGTACCAGCCCAGCTATCGCCCCGGGCCATGACAGCGGGCGAAAATGATAAAGCTCCCTGATGCGCTTGATCTCTGACTCCTGAAAGTTATCCATGGTCAACCCCCCGCGCTGAACTGGAAAGGTATACTCAGCAACAGCGCTATTGCCAAGTATACCATGAACCGGAACCAGATCGGCAGGCTCAGCCACCGATAGACCCAAAGCGGCACGGGACCTCCTTTACGCTGATGCCTTCGATCATGCGCCCGCGCAGCAGGTACGAGATCGTGACGATACGCTTAACCGAGTCCGTGTTCGCGCCCCGTAGGCGATAGAACTCGAACCGGGCGGGCATGTCGCTATTGTCGACCGCCGCGCCTATGCGCGACACCACCCGCACGTCGAACGATTTCAGCCCGCATTGCATCATGGCAACCTTCCCCCGAGGCCGTTGGGGCGGTCCGCGTAATAGGCCACGACGATCAGTTTCGTGAATCGCCAGATGGCCTTCATTAGCTGCCAACTGCAGATGGTGATCGTGCCCACCAGGCACACGACCGTACCCAACAGGCACAGGAAGGTCAAGGCCACCATGACCGGCACCACTACGTAGGTAAAGAGTATTGAAGACAGCATGGCTCAGTCCTCCAGGACGTTGACGATGAACCAGCAGAAACTATACCACAGGGCCATGCCCAGGGCATAGCAGGCACCCAGCAAGATGAACGGGTTATGAACGGGTTATAAACGGCTTCCATGATCGTCTCCTCATACCCCCGAAATGGAGGCGAAGTGGACCCGCCCTCGCGGACAGGCCCGAATCGCCTACTTCTCGGCTTTCTTGGTGCGGGCGGCGGCGAGCGCGCCGCGGATCTTGTTGCCCAGGTTCATGCGCTGCATGCCGACGTTCAGGTGCCCATACTTCTTCTGCAGGTCCTTCACCGTCTGGCCGGTGGCCTTGGCAGCGAGCGCATACGCCTCGTCGAGGGTGCGGCCCGCCAACTTGCCAGCAACCTCGTCGCCGCAATGCAGTGAGGAATTGCCGGCGGCGGTCTTCGCCTTGGTGTATTCCTCGATGTTGGCCGGGATCAGCCGGTCGCCATCGACAGCCTTCGGCTTGGCCTTCTTGACCGCGGGTTTGGCCTTGGGCTTCGGGGCCGCGGCCTTGGGCTTCGCGTGCACCTTCGGGCGGACCGGGGTGCCGGTGGGTACGGAGGCCGGCGCGTGACCGAGAACCGGCGTGGGGACTGGAATTTGCTCGTTCATGATGCGTCCTTTAAGTGTATCCGGGAAGAGCCGGAACTCGGTGCGGATGCACCCGACTGGACCATGGGTGAGCCCATGGTCCAGTCGGCTACGCCCAGCGGACCCGCCAGAAACACTCGGCCCCGTGGTCCCACATGCCCGTGGACGAAATCAGCTCGCCCAGGAGCGCCTGGCCCACGAACGGGTCCGCGCCGCCCGCACCGCCCGCACCGCCCGGGTCACCCACGGGCAGGCCCGAGAGATCGCGCGCCTCGTCGACGGCACGCTTGAGCACGTAAGTCCCGTAAACGGTACGCCTAGGCGCGTGGACCCCGCGAACGCGTTCCCAACGCTTTCGCCCGACCGATCGCTCGACTACCCACTCGCCTCGCACTTGCGCTTTCTTGCCCATGTCCGTCTCCTCATGCCCGCAACGGGGGGCTTCCGGGGCCTGGGTTGCCCACAGACCAAGTAAACCACAGGCGGCGACGCCGCACAAGTAGGTCAGCGCTCACTGACCGGGCCGTCACCGACAGAACCCACGCCCCCGGGCGGGCACAAGCAGGGCCGCGAGCGGCAGCCCCCGCCGGGGGGGCCTCAGCCCGGCCGACCCCCCAGCGCCCAAGCGACGCGGGCCAAGGGGCGCCAGCAGCGGCACGGGAACAAGCGGACGGACAGGGACAGGAGCAGGCAGGCGAGGCGGAAACGCACGGGGCACCCCCAGCGCCCCCAGCCGGGGGGCAGGCGGGCCGGGCCCAGGGAGGGCGGGACCGGCACCCGGAGGGTAAGCAGGGGCCGTGCCAGGCCGGGGTCGGCTCCGTCGGGTGAGCGCTCACTTGCGGGCGGCGCGGGGCTTTGCCCGGCGGGCGGGGGAAGGCGCACCCGGGTGACGGAGCAAGGGGGGCCCGGCACGACCCTTGCTTGGGGTGACGCGGGGCGTCATGTTGCGGTGCACCAGTGACGCGGGACGGCACCTAAAGCAAAGGCCGTGCCGGGGTCGGGGGTGGCTCACCCCAGGGGCCGGCGGCGGTTAGTGAGCGCTCATCCTGTCACGCACCGCGAAAGACGCTCGGAGCCGGTGCAGCCGGTGCGTACGTAGGGCCAGGGGGGGTGCCGGGAAGGGGTCTCGGGGGGCGCAGAAGGACCGGACGCACCGGTCTGGGCCCCGCGGGACGGTGCATGACAGGATGAGCGCTCACTACCGCCGAGGAGGGCGACGGGGGCCGAGGGACGCCGGGGAGGGAGACACGCCCCGGGGGGGACAGACCGGGAGAACCGGCCTCACGCGCGCGTACGCTGGGGTGTGCACGCCTAACGCGAGAAGCGGTGCGTGGCACACTCGGTGATACCCCTGCCGGTGGCTCACGCCAAGGGGGCCGGGGCCGCGGCTTTCGGCTTCCTGTGCGGCGCGGCGCGGGGTGCCGGGTGCCCGCCGGCAGGGGCTTGCGGCCCACTTGCGGGGTGCGTGGGGCAAGGACCGTGGGCCCGGGCGCGCGGCAAGGGGCAGGAGGACCCGCGACGGGGGGAAGGGGCAAGCGAAGCGGGGCCCACGGGCAGGGTGCGGGGGGTCCTCCCCCTGTCTACAGTGTATTATCCCCCTTTCCGTTCTTCTTTTTTCTTCTGATAGTGAGCGCTCACCTGTAGATTGACTCCGGCTCACGCCTGTGCTATGATCCGTGCCGTGGCCGCCCCACGCACGCGCAAGATTTCCCCGCCCCCGGATAAGACCAATGGCTCTCCGGATAGGCCCTTGCTGCCCGCGCTCCGGGAAATGCATGCGGTCGGCCGCGACCCGGACGGCAGGACGCTCCCGCACGATTTCGATATCCAGATCGCGGCGGTCGTGGCCCAACTTGCCGCAAACGGGGCGACCCCCGATGAAATATCCCGCCTTCTGAACCTGCGCCCGGGTACGCTGCGCAAACATTACCGGTACGAGCTTGAGAATGGCTGCCTGCATGCCAACATGACCGTGGCCACCAGCCTGTTCGCGGCCGCCCGGGTTCCCGGGAACATACGGGCCGCCGAGATCTGGCTTAAGGCCCGGGCCGGCTGGCGGGAGACCGATGATAAGAATGCCAACCAGTCGCCGTTGAACATTCACATCCACGCATGAAGCCCTCTCGCGCCGCCTGGAAGGATAATGAGAGCAAGTTTGAGGCGGCCTCGCGCCAGTATTGGGAATTGTGCTCACAGGCGGCGATGGCCCGGGGCCTGGACCCGCGGGCGGCGGCCAACTTTGCGGACGAATGCCTGGACCAGTTGCTGGAGCGCTATGCCCAGGATAAAGGACAGGCGGATCTCTGATGCCGTATACCCTGAAGCAACGTAATGCGCTGCGGGCGATCGCGCACGGGGCACGCCTGCGCGTAATGAAGAACGTCGGGCAGAGGAAGGCGAAGAAGATGCTGTCGCACGGCACCCGCCCAGCGGCCAAGAAGTTGTCTCAATCGGGCTACTAGGAGGCGAAATGTGGGCATGGATCAAGATGGCGTGGGACAAGATCGACATCTGGGCATACCGGGTCTATCTTTTGTTCCAGTATGACTGGCTGACGGCGGGGATCGTGTTTTTCCTGGGTGCCGCCGCCGCGCTGATCGCCCGGTGGCTGCTGTGAGCGACCGGCCGATACGACTGGATGGGGCCCCCCGGGTGTATTCCGTGTCAGGGAAGCTCGAGCAGGCGATCGGCCTGATCGTGGACGCGGCATTTGGGGAAAAGCCCCATGATTTGGAAGTGGGCCCCGCCGCCGAGGATCGGAGGATCAAGCGCGCCCAGGCCCGCCCAGGCCCGCACCACGCTCCTGCAACTCGTGATGCGTGCCAAGGCAGAGGGCCGGGCGGAAGCTAAGGCCGAGTACTTGGTGCTGAGTCAAATATATCCATATGCTCGTGCCGGGCACTAAAGGTCAAAAGATCGAGGGCGGGCCGGTCCGGTCCGACGGGGTGCATTACACCCCGGACGGGGGGATTTTGAAAGCTTTCCTGAATGACGACAGCTTCATATCGGGGGTGCGCGGGCCGTTCGGATCGGGCAAGTCGACCGCGGCCATAATGAAGTTGATCAAGAACGCTCAGGAGCAGGCGATCGGCCCGGACGGCTGGAGAAGGCGCAGGACCGCGATCATCAGGAATACCTATCCGGAACTTCGCACCACTACCATGAAGTCATGGCACATGTGGCTCCCGCAGCATCTGGGGAAATGGCGCGAGGCGGGCCCCCCCATGCATTACTTCAAGGATGACGCCAAGAAGTTTGAATGGGAGATCCTGTTCCTGGCGCTGGACCGCCCGGACGATGCATCGAAAATCTTGTCGATGGACCTCTCTGACTGCTGGGTGAACGAGGCGCGGGAAGTTCCAAAGGGTATCATAGATGCGCTTACCGGGCGGGTGGGCAGATACCCGCCGGTCTGGCAGGGCGAGGTCACGAAGGCCCAGATCCTGTTGGACACCAACCCCCCGGACACTACCTCGTGGTGGTATGTGCTGGCCGAGCACGATATGACGAATGAACGCAACCGGCAATTGGTGGCGTCCATGCTGGAGGCCGAGGGCGTGCTTCGTACCAAGGGAATCCTCCGCCCCAACCAGCCGATCATGAGCTTTTTCACACAGCCCTCGGGCAGGGGCCCCAATGCCGAGAACCTGAAGTTCCTGCGCCCGGGCTATTATGACTTGTTGATGGCCGGGAAATCCGAGGACTACATCAAAGTCTACGTGGACGGGGAATATGGGTTCATCATGGAGGGGCTCCCGATGTTCCCGGAGTACCGGGACACGACGCATGGGAGCCGCGAATTCCCGATCATCAGGACCCTCGGATTCCGCATCGGGTTGGATTTCGGGTTCACCCCGGCCGCGACCATCAGTCAACGCCTGCCGTCTGGAAGATGGTTGGTGCAGGATGAACTGGTGTCGGAGAAGCTTGGCATCGACACCTTTGCAAAGGAACTTAAGAGAAGGCTGGCGGACAGATACTCCGGGATCAGGGTCATATCGGTACGGGGCGATCCGTCGGGAGACGTTTCCGCGCCGGGCGAGAGCTCGCCGTTCGCGATCATGCGGGCGAATGGATTTGACGCATGGCCCGCGACCACGCAAGATCCAATACGAAGGCGCGAGGGCGTGGCGTACCTGCTCAAGAATCTGGTGGACGGGGAGCCCGCCATCCAGATCCATCCGCGCTGCTCATGGTTGAGGAAGGGCATGGCGGGGGGCTATCACCGCCGCCGGCTGTTGGTGGCCGGGGAGATTAAGTACCGGCACGTCCCGGAGAAGAACGAATACTCGCACATATGCGAGGCCCTCGAGTACGATTGCGTGTCGGCCGGTGAAGACCGTCACGTCACCATGAAGCCGGAATACCTCGACAATCCGAGGCAGCAGTACGCAGAGAGCGACGACTATCGTATTTTAGGAGGCTGATATGGGCTTTAAGCTGAAAAGGATCACCGGTGCACTGATCGGGTCCCCCTCTATATTTGGGGCGCGGGACCCTTTGTTGGACGCGATTTTTGATAAGAGGCCAAAGGAAGCGGCGGCGGCGGGGCCGGAAGCGTTGCCGGCCGCACCGACCCTTCCATCCGCCTTCGAGGGGGTGGCCCCGGATCTTATGCAACAGGTGAAGCGGCGGCGCACTAGGGCGTCCCTGGTGCTTACCGGGCCCGGCGGGGCGGGCCTGCCTAGAACGGCCACGAAGACTTTATTGGGGGAATGAGCCATGGCGACCCTGTACGTTTCAGAGTACGCAAGACAGGCGCTCGATAACCACGGCGCGCCGATCGCCGCCGGGGAGGAGCCGCCGCTCGCGAGTCAGACCGTGGCTATTGCGGTAGGTTCCACGGCCTCTGGTGCTTTCAATTTGAAGACGCGCTTTGTACGATTGCATGCCGACGTGGTGTGTTCATTCAAGTTCGGAACGGGCACTCCGGTAGCTGTTGCTACCGACGCCCGGATGGGGGCGAATCAGACCGAGTACTTTGGTGTCCTGGAGCAGGCAGTTCGGGACCCGGCCGGATTCAAGGTTGCGGTAATCCAGAATACTTGATGAAAGGGTGATCATGGGACCGATTTCACAAGGCGGCGGGGCGACGGATCTGGCGCTGGCATTATTGGCCGCTGCTTCTGATCCGGATGGCACTAAGGTCAGGCTTTATGAACTGGGTGGTGCCCAGGCTAAAATGGAGGACGCCAGGGCAACTTTAATTATCGCCCAGAAAGATGCCGAGGCCAAAATAACCGAGGCTAATGGCAGGGTGACCGTGGCTGAAGAAGCAGAGAGCAAAGCACAGCGGGCCATGTCCATGGCCGATGTCAAGATGGACGCGGCCGATGCAATGAATAAAGGAGCCGAGGCCCTGATGCTGGATGCCGAGGCTCATTCGGACGAGGCCGATGTCAAGAATGCCGAGGCCGATAACAATAGAGCCCAGGCCGATGATCTCATGCTCAAGGCTCAGGAAACGATGGCCGTTGCCGAAGCGCTGCAGGACGAGTATGAGGGCAAATTGACCAATTTACGGGCCCTTGTTCAGTGATTTTTTAAGGGGGGACGCTGTGCCAAGTCATAGACGGCGTGAAGGTTATCTGATGATCGATCATCGGAATTCGCCCGGGCTTACGGAAGAGCAGGTTCATGCGGCCGGGCTTCCACCCGGTGCGGGTCGGGGCCTGTTTGAAGCGCCAACGTTTGGTTGCGCGCACTGCGGCATCATCGTCATTCTTAACCCGGATCGCCAGCGAGATCGGGCTTACTGTTCAAAGTGTGACCGTCACCTTTGTGACAATTGCGGTGCGGCTTATGGGATAACACGTGAGTGTCGAAGTTTCGTAAGGGCGCTTGATGAGGCGCAAGAGGCTGCTGAAAAGCAGAGTTCACTTCTGTTTTTAGGAGACTGAAATGGCGAAGCGGGTTTATACGATGGACACTAACACGCCGACGGCGACCGCCGACACGACAGCTTTGGTGAACGCCACTTATATAGGCGCTTTCAAAGGCGGCTCCGGCGCGCAGCGGACGGTCATCGATGAGATTTATCTCGGTGGCCAAGCGGCCGCGAGCACGCCGACCCTCATGCAGCTTGCCAGGGATTCGACGGTCGGAGTCGGGGCACAAAGTGGCGGTGACGATGCACCACTTGACCCGGCCACCGCTGCTTTGGCCGCTCCGGTGGGCGTGGGCAATTCTTTCGTCACGTCTGCGCCCCAGCGTGATGCCGCCGCAAAGTTGCTCCATCTTGATTTTAACGCTTTTGGCGGGATAGTAAGATGGAAGTCGCTTGCCGCTGATAGAAGCGATGCGCCGACGTTGCTTGGCAACACGGCCTCGTTCGGTGAAGCGTCGCTCTCTGCCTTTACTGGCGGTACGCCCGGCGCGATGGGGGCACATGTCATTTACGAAACATTATAAACCATTTTATATAGGAGGCGGTTTATGAAGTCAGCCCATTCTCAACGCCTGGAAAACTGGCTCGGTAAAGACGCTCTCGAGCGCGTTTCTCGTGCTATGTGTGGGCCACACCCTGAATCAAAGTGGTATGGACCGCCGATTGCGCTCAGTGGTGTCCCGGGGGCAGTCTACGCAACGCGGGACGGGGACTTTATCGGATATTGTGATGCGGGACAGTTCGGCAATGCTTATGACCGGGCCGAGGACACGGTGCGCCGTCTTGCTCGAATGCTGCGGGCAAGGGTGGCTCGCGGTGTGCGGGTTCATCATGGCGCGCTCTATGCGGGATTTGCCTCGCTGTCTGATCTGATAGCCGAGGCGACCGCCGGAAAGCGGCGCGAATGGACGTGGGCAAAATCTGGTACTGTCGGTGTTCTTGGCTCTACGAACACGTTGTGGCGCGTTGGGACATTTCCGGCTGCCGGCGGCAGCGCGGCGGCTGCGCCCGGTGGTGAAGCTCCTACGGACGCTACGACGGGAGCCATGCCGTTCGATAACGTCTCGACCGATACGCGGCACATCGTGTCGGCATGGACCCAGGCAAGCGCAAACCCACGAAATCTATTGTTGTATGACCGTATCTTCGCCGTTGATAAGACGATGAATAGCACGGCGACCGAGGCCGTTACCGGTGTGCCGACACGTTATCAAAGCATCACGCAAGGCGCGGCGGATAGCGCGGAGGGGAACTTTTTATTCATGGAGTGTCACACGGCGCTCCCCGCAACCGCCCATAACTGGACGGTATGTCTGTATGAAGATCAAGGCGGAACCACGGGCGCTATCCTGCCATCCGTCACGGGCAACGCCTCGAACATTATTAACCGCAATGATATGCCAGCCTTTACCTGGTTTGCGCCTCTCGCAAGCGGGGATACTGGCATCAGTGACCTGGAACAAATGCAATGCTCGGCGCTCGTGGCGACCGGGGTCATTAATTTCGTGATTGGTCACCCACTCGCTTGGATGGCAAATCCTTTAGCGAATGCCCTGTGCGTGTATGATTACATTGGGACGGCGTTCAATTTGGCGCGCATCTTCGATGATGCCGCCCTGGCGTGGCTTGATGTAATGGCGCCGGGCACAACTGCAACAACATTTTCGATGGGCATAACCGCAGTGCATGGTTGATGTTCAACGCAAAGCATAATCCCAGGGTCGGGGCCCAGATATTCTCTGAGTGGGGAAAGTATTGGCATCCGACTCTGACGTTTCATGACCCTAATCCTCCGATTACGTTGGAGAATGCCGAGGCTGCGGGTTCACCGTTTTTTCAGAGTGATTGGTCGAGTGCGCGGGTAGGCCACGGAACACGCGGTTTTATTGATCTTACGTCGAATTTGCTATTGACGACCCTGGCGGTCGCCGTAGTAGTTGCGCCATTCGGGCCGATAGAATGGCCCGAGCGCCTCGGGCGACGCGAAGTCGTCGTCGATCAGTCCCTAAATTCGCTCATTTCGACGCTCGCTCCGGTGGTGGAGACGCCGTTCGTGCAGTTTGACTGGCCAATTATTCGTCATACCGCCACGCGGGAGGAATTCCGGTCACAAGGGCTGCTGCAAACAACGCTGTTGCCGCCCGCTGCGGCCGCACCTTTTATTCCGGTCGATCTCATGATTCAGCATATTTTTCCGCGGCGGGGTATTGAGGTATCATTGAATTTGATGATGACTACTCTTGCCCCGTTGCCGCCGGCGCCGTCGGGCGATTTAAATTATGTCGGTTTTATGGCCGATATGGGCAAACTGATGACGAGGTAAAAATGGCCGATTCTCGCACACTCGAAATCCTGGACCAGCAAAGTCAGCTGGAGAACGATCGGTCCGTATGGGATTCTCACTGGCAGGAAGTGGCGGAACTATGCCTTCCCCGCCATGACGAGTTCAACGTCACCCGGACCGAGGGGGCGAAGCGCACGGACAAGATCTTTGATGCGACGGCCCTGCTGGCGATCGACCGGGCCGCGTCTGCCGTGGACTCGTTGATCACGCCTTCGACGATGTTTTGGCACGGGCTGGGGTCGATGGACGAGGCCCTGAACGAGGATCTGGGAATTAAGCAATACCTTGAAGTGATCACCAAGATCTTGTTCAAGATGCGATACCGCCCCGCCGCGAATTTTGCATCGCAGGCGCATGAGTGCTACGTCAGCCTCATGGCGTTTGGCAATGATGCCCTGTTCACGGATGACGTGCTCGGGGTCGGTATCCGGTACAAGTCTTGCTCCATGTCGGAAATCTTTATCGCGGAAGACCATGCCGGGATCATCGATCTGGTCCACCGCCGCTTCCCGCTCACCGCCCGTCAGGCGGTGCAAAAGTTTGGGGAAGATAAGATTCCCGAGCGGATCAAGAAGGACGGGGAGAAGTACCCGTTCAGGAAGCATCAATTCATTCATTGCGTCAGGCCGAACCAAGAAATCAAGCGCGGGGCGCGGGATCACCGCGGCATGAAGTATTCGTCCTATTACGTTGCCAAGGACGATAAGATGATGGTCAGCGAGGGCGGGTACCGTACCTTTCCTTACGCCGTCGGCCGGCACGTCACCGCCCCTACCGAGACTTATGGGCGATCGCCCGCGATGATGGTCTTGCCCGACATCAAGATGGTCAATGAAATGGAAAAGACCATGATCCGGGCGGCGCACAAGATCGTGGACCCGCCGCTGCTGCTTTATGGCGACGGGGTACTCAGTGCCTTCAATGCCCGCCCCAATGCCTTGAATTATGGCGGGGTGAACGATCAGGGGGTTCAGCTTGTGGTGCCCCTTAAGACGGGCTCGAACCTGCCGATCGGGATCGAAATGGCGGACCAGAAGCGCAAGGTCATCAACGATGCGTTGTATGTCACGCTGTTTCAGATTCTTGTCCAGAACCCGCAGATGACGGCCACGGAGGCCCTGCTACGGGCCCAGGAGAAGGGCCAATTGCTTGCGCCGACGATGGGGCGACAGCAATCCGAATTTCTTGAGCGCGTGATCACCCGGGAACTCGATATCGGCTCCGCCGCCGGAGTCTTTCCGCCGATGCCCGAGAAGTTGAGGCGTTCGGGCGGGGAGGTTAAGGTAGTATACACTTCGCCCCTGTCGAGGCTCCGTCGCGCCGAGGACGGGGTTGCAATCATGCGCACCCTCGAGCAGGTTAGCATGATCGCGCAGGTGCGCCCGGATGTCTGGGATAATTTCGACGATGAGGCCATCGCGCGGGAATTGGCCGATATCAACGGCATGCCGGCTAAGACGCTGCGGTTGCCGGAGATCGTGGCCCAGGTCCGTGCCGCCCGCAAAGAGGCCCAGGCACAGGCCCAGCAGATGGAACAGACCGAGCAAGCTGCCCGTTCGTTCAAGGCCGGGGCTCAGGGCTTGCAGGCCGCTGGTGTGAAGATCCCGCAACCGCAACCGGAGGAAGTGTGATGGCTGAATCGGCAGCGAAGGTATTGAGTCAGCAAAAAGGCCCCACGGCCACCGAGATCTTGGCCAAGGACTCGATGCTGTCGGGCAAGAAGCGTCTGGCCTTCACCAATTACGCCGAAGGGGGCGGCAGGAAGACCTATGCCGACTGGCTCAAGGCCGGGGAGCCCGAGGTAGATAAATAATGGGCGCGCTGGACGGCATCCGTAAGGTCGTATTCCGTAAGCGCGCGGCATACCGGGCCGTATTCAAGCCCGGGGGTGACGTGTCGCCGGGGACCCACATCGTGCTTACCGATTTGCGGCGCTTTTGCCGGGCGACTCGCTCCACGACCATGATTTCATTGGTCACCATGTCCGTTGACCCGCTTGCGAGCGCCCAGGCGGAAGGGCGGCGAGAAGTTTGGCTCCGCATCCAGAATATGTTGAACCTCGATGATCAAGATGTAGCCCGCTTGATCGACGATGGAGACGCCGAGTAGTTAACTTTTAATGGAGTAAATCATGCCTGATATTAAGGTTGAAACTTCTCCGACTGCCGCTGCCGCTGCCGCGGTATCCGATCCGAATGTCCCATGGCATGCCGGGTTCGAGAACAAAGATGTTGCGGGCTGGGTCGCATCGTTCGGAGACGCGTACAAGACGCCCGAGTCGATGGCGGTCAAGGCTTACAACCTGGAGAAGCTTCTGGGTGCCGATAAGGCGGGCCGGGCGATCGTTCCACCCAAGGCCGATGCCAAGCCGGAAGAGATCACGGCTTTTTATCGAAAACATTTAGGTGCTCCGGAAAAGATCGATGGCTATCCGATCCCCAAGGAGCGCGCCGAGGACAAGAACTTCCAGGCATTCAGGGAATTCGCGCATTCCATCGGCATGCCCGCGTCCCAATACAATGCCATGGTGGCCTGGACCAATGAGCAGGCGGCAAAGCGTGATCAGACCTTCGAGTCCGTGCAGGAAGCCCAGGCCAACAAGGAAATGGGCGAGGTCGTGGTCGAGTGGGGCACCGATTATGACCAGAAGACCGAGCTAGGTCGCCGCGCGGCCCGGTCCTTGATCCCTCACGAGACGCCCGACGAGTTGGAAGAAATCCTGGGCACCATGGAGGGGGCGCTGGGCACCAAGTTCACGATGAATTTGTGGGCAGCCATCGGCGCGGGCATGGGCGAGCATGCCTTTGTCCAGGGAAGCGGGGGCGGTGGGGGCGGGGGCATGACGCCCGAGGCCGCGCGGCTGCGGATCAACGAGCTTAAAGGTGATAAGGAATGGGGCAAGAAATTCATGAACGGCGACACCGAAGCCCGGGCCGAGTGGGATAAGCTCCATAAGGTCGCGAATATCGTCCCGGCCTGATGGGGGCTTGACACGGGCTCACGCCTGTGCTATGATCCGGGTCGCATACGACCGCGCCCATGCCCATGATCAGACGACGCCAGAGCCAAATGACCGATGCCGAACGGTCTTTGGCCCTGGCTCGTAAGGCCAGATACTTTAAGACCCCAAAGGGTCGGGCGGCAAGGAATGGTGTTGTAAGAAAGGTTAAGGTACAAGTTTTTGATCATTACGGGCATAGGTGCGTGTGGTGTGGATTTGATGACATGAGGACTTTGACCATTGATCACGTTAACCAAGATGGGCATAAGCATAGAATGCCATCTGGAAGACGGTACACTGGTTATCATCTTTATGGGTGGCTCAAGGCCAATGGGTGGCCAAAAGGATTTAGAACCTTGTGTCGTAATTGTCAGGCCATAGCGCATGACAATTATGAGAGAAAACAGGCACTCTTAGTTCAATAGGACCTGTTTGACGGCTCAGGAAAGACTGAGCACCGGCGGTGTAAGCCGCAAGTAGGGGTCCGGGCAACCGGGACACTCCAACGAAATGGTTAACATTTTGAAGGAGTAGCTGGAATGTCTCAGCAGATCCCGACCCATTACGCTCAGATGTATGCTTCGACCATCGAGCTTTTGCTGCAACAGCGGGGGTCCAAGCTGCGGGATACGGTCAGCTTCCAGGGTATTCGCGGCGCGAAGGCCGCAACCCCGGTGGAGCAGATCGGGCCCGTGGCCGCAACCAAGCGCACCACGCGCTACCCGCCGCTCACCCCGGTCGATACCCCGCACGCGCGGCCCTGGGTCTTTCCTGCCGATTACGACTGGAATGACCTGATCGATTCCATCGACAAGCTGCGCACGGTCGTCGACCCGCAATCCTCGTACGCTCAGAATGGTACTTACGCCATGGGGCGGGCTCAAGATGACGAACTCATCCAGTCCTTCTTTGGCGACCGGAAGACGGGCGAGGATGGCGCAACTGTCACCACGTTCCCCGCCAGTCAGCAGGTCGCCGTCAATTTTGGCGCGGCCGGCAGCGTCGGATTGACCGTGGCGAAGCTTCGGGAAGCGCGGCGTCTCCTCATGGCCGCGGAAGTCGACTTCGAGGCGGATCCCCTTACTCTGGGGGTTACTGCCAAGCAGCACGACAATCTGCTCGCGGAAATGCAGGTCATCAGCACGGATTTCAATGAAAAGCCGGTGCTGGTCGAGGGAATGGTCACCCGCTTCCTGGGGTTCAACTTCAAGCAGACGGAGCGTCTTCAGACCAACGCCTCCGCGTTCCGCCGCTGCCCGGCCTATGCCAAGTCGGGTGTGTGCCTGGGCATGTGGAACGATATCACGACGGACATTTCTCAACGGAAGGACCTCGCAGGATTGCCGTGGCAGGTTTACGTGTTCGGCACGTTCGGCGCGACCCGGAAGGAAGAGAAGAAGGTCGTCGAGATCATCTGCTCCGAAGTCTAATCCGGCTGACGCGAAAGGAGATACATCATGGCAGTTGTAGCACTCAAAAGCACTCCGCTCACGAACGCCGACTCGACGCCAGTGAAGCTGAACCGTGCCGACGTGGCCCGGGCCCGGAGGCTTCATAATCGGGGCGTGGTCACGACCGGCGCTGCCGACTCCATCGGCTCGACGTACCGTTTCACCCGCATCAAATCCTCGGATATGATTCTTTCTGTCCTGTTGGACAACGATGCGATCGCGACGGCCCCGACGATGGATATCGGCTTGTACAGGACGACCAGGGACGGTGGCGCGGTGGTCAATGCGACCCTATTCGCGTCGGCGGTGGCATTGGCGGCGGCCCAGGCGTCGCTGAACGTGACGCGGGAATCTCTCGTCATCACGGTCGCCAACATGGAGAAGCGGGTATGGGAGCTTCTCGCGTTGACGGAAGATCCGTTGCTCGAGTACGACGTGACCGGCACCCTTGTCGCCGCCACCACGGCGGTCGGGTCGATCGCCGTTGCGGTGGATGTGGTCGGCGGAAGCTGATCGAAAGTGCGTAGTGATGCGGCCCCGGGTCGATTCCCGGGGCCGTTCTTTTTTGAAGGAGAGCAGCAATGGCGACCCGACGTTATGGTTTGTCCCGTGCCGAAACCGATCAGCAAGTGACCGAGGCCGTCGGCGCGGCGATCGTTACCGATTCCATGGAGTTCACGTTCGATCTGGCCGTGAGCTTGACCCGCGAGGACGTGTTGCTGGCCCTGGAGAAGTTCAAGTCTCACATCCTTAAGGGCAGCTTTCCGCCGGCCTGATGGAGTAGGCCGTGGCCTCTGAAGTAGATATTGCTAACCTTGCGCTTACGCTCCTCGGCGAGGAGCGGATCATGGCGCTGTCCGATGACATAAAGCCTGCACGCGAGGCCGCTGCTGTTTTCGCTTTGGCCCGTGACTCGATGCAGGGGGCCTGGACCTGGAGCTTCACGAAGAAGCGTTCGGTGTTGCCCAAGCTGTCGTCCACGCCCGTCGGGCCTTATAGCCTCGAATTTCAACTCCCCAACGAGGCCCTGCGGATCATTCAAGTTGGTCAACATTACGTCGGGGTGGATTTGACCAATTACCGGGGATTCCCGGTTGAGGAATTTTCGATCGAGGGGCGTCGCATCCTGACCAATATCAGTGATCCCCTTGACCTGCTGTTTTGCCAGCGGGTAACGGACACCACGCAATTCCCTTCCACGTTCATTACCGCGTTTGCGGGCGAATTGGCGGCGATGCTGGCGGAGCCTCTCACCCAATCCGATACCAAGCGTGACCGGGCCGAGAAATACCGGGACCGGCAAATAAAGTTGGCGATCAGGGCGAATGCCATCGAGCTATCGCCGGTATTGTTGGCGGACGACAGTTGGATCTTGTCGAGGCGATGAGTGAGCAAAGCCAGCCCCATTATAACCTCCTGCAATTCGGGGGAGTTTTCCCCGCTCCTGGCCGGGCGGACGGATATAAAGTATTGGGGCAACGCGTGCCGCCGGCTTCGTAATTTCATCCCCATGCCGCAGGGCCCGGGTCGCCGCCGGCCGGGCACGCGGTTCGTAGCAGAAGTCAAGAATTCGGCCCATCGCACGTGGCTGGCATCGTTCGAGTTCAGTGCTGATCAAGCCTATGTCCTTGAAATCGGGGACCGATACATCCGCTTCTACGCCAGTCATGGTGTGGTGCAAACTTCACCGGGCAGTGGCATTCCATTCGAGGTTTCTACCCCATGGCTGATTGACGATTTGACGGGGGTTGATGGCACCCTGCAACTTCGCGTGGTGCAATCGGGCGATGTGATGTATCTCGTGCATAATGATGTGCAGCCCCAGAAATTGGAACGGCTGGCGGCGGCATTGTTCACCCTCACTCCACTTGATTTAGAAGGCGGGCCATTCAAGGATGTGGACCTGACGCAAACGATCACGGTTTGGGCGAGCGCCGCAACCGGTAACATCACGCTCAATGCGTCTTCATCCATCTTTAACGATGCCCGGATGGTGGGCATGTTGTTCCTGCTCGAGCAGCGCGCGGCGGATGCCGTGCTCGCGTGGGAGGCGGGGAAGGCGGTAACTGTCAACGATATCCGCCAATCGGATGGCAAGAATTATAAAGCCCTGCAGACCGGGACCACCGGCACGATCAAGCCCACGCATACGTCCGGGGCAAAGTTTGATGGCGCGGCAGTTCAATGGGAATTTCAGGACCCGGGTTATGGCTGGTGCAAGATCACGGATATCACGGGCCTTACCGCCACCGCTACCGTCCTGTCGCGTTTTCCGGCCCAGGCCGTGGGCGCGCCGCAAGCTTCCACTCGCTGGGCATTTGGGGCATTTTCAAATGTTGTGGTGCCCATTGTTGGATTGTCCGAGGAAAATGGCCCCGGGCTGGGGTGGCCGGATTCCGTGACGTTTTTCCGTGAGCGGTTGGTACTTGCCAAAGATCGGTCGATCTATACATCTAAGAGCGGAGATTTTGAAAACTTTAACCGGAAGGATGATGGCGGACAGATCGTGGCCGATGGCGCGATCATCGTCGATACGACTTCTGACCGGGCAGACCGGATCGAGTGGATCTCGCCCACCGATAAGGGCTTGTTGGTCGGAACGGCGGGCGATGAGCAAGTGCTTACCGAGATCACTACGTCCGAGCCATTTGGCCCAAAGAATGCATTCTTGAGGAAGCAGACCGGGCATGGATCGCGGCATGTACAACCGGTCCGGGTCGGGGATGGAGTGATATTTGTCCAAAAGGCGGGGCGCAAGATTCGTGACATTCGCTTCCAATTCGAGCGCGATGCGCAGAGCACCACGGACCTGACGGTCCTCGCCGAACATGTCCCTAAGGGCGGGGTTATCGACATGATTTATCAGCAGGAGCCCGATTCCGTGGTTTGGATGGCGCGGAAGGATGGGGCATTGCTGGGATTCACGCTCAATCGTGAGCAGGACGTTCGCGGTTGGCACCCGCATCGAATCGGGGGCTTTGCGGACGTGGCCAAGAAGCAATTCGCCAAGGTCGAGGCCATTACCGTGGTCCCGTCGCCCGATGGCGAGCGCGATGATCTTTGGATGATCGTCCAACGCACAGTCAACGGGGTGACGCGGCGTTATGTCGAATTCATGGAGAAATACCATGAAGAGGGGGACGATCAGCAGGATGCCTTCTACGTGGACTCGGGCCTAACGCTCGATAACCTTCAGACCATGACATTGCAACCCGGCACCGGGGCCAATGTCGAGGATGCCGTTAACGTGGTGTTCATTGCCGGGGCGTCGGTATTTGCGGGCGGGGACGTCGGGAAATTTATTCATTTCCGGCACACTACTATCAGCATCACTGGAAAGATCACCTATAAGCTGGCCGTGGCCGAGATCACGGCCTTTGATTCGGTGGTGCAGGTGAAGTGTACCATTAATGAACCGTTCCCCAACCTGGATCTCATCCTGTCGAGCGGGTGGCGGATGACCGTAACCGTGATATCGGGCCTTGGGCATCTGGCCGGGGAAACCGTGGCGATATGGGCGGACGGGGCGGTGCAGCCATCGAAGGTGGTCAGTGGCGGTGGAACGATTACGTTTTCTACCCCGGCCAGTAAAGCGCAGGTCGGGTTGGGCGGGTCAGCCGTCATGCAACCCATGCCGATAGATGCGGGGGCGGAGGATGGAGGCACGGCGCAGGGCAAGACGATGCGGGCCCATAAGGTTACGATCCGGTTCAATGAAACCATCGGCGTTAAATTCGGGACCGATGAGGATAAGAAATTGGATGAAATAACGTATCGGAAACCCACGGACCTGATGGATATCGCGGTACCGTTGTTCACGGGTGATAAGCTGGTGTCGTGGCCGGAGGGGTATGAGGGCCAGTTGCTAATCACCATTGTGCAGGATCAGCCTGCCCCGTGCACGGTGGTTGCCATCATGCCGCACATGGTTACTTATGGTGCTCGATGAAGTCACTGCATAGACAACGCGGCTGGTTCTGGATTATTCCACTTGCGATGGCGGCGGTGAGTGCTATTGCCGGCGCCAAGGAAAAGAAGAAAAAGGCGAAGGCCGAAGCCGCCGCGATGCAATATGATGCATTGCAGCGTCAGCAGGAATCCGAGGCCACGTTAGCGACGTACAATCTCCGTGAGGAATCGCAGCGGCGGCGGGCGCGGCGGGTGCAGGGCAACTTGCGCGCCGGCTTGGCGGAATCGGGCATCGGGTATGGGCGGGGCACCGCGCTCGATGTCGAAATGGAATCGGCGGTGGAGTCGGAAATGGATGCTCTGAACATCCGGTACGAGGGCAATTTGAAGGCGCGCGGGTTGTTGGCCGAATCCGAGCAACAATTTGCGGCGCGGCGGGAACATCTACGTGGGGCCAGGGCTTCCGAACGTGCGGGGTACTTGAGTGCCGCCGGCACGGTGCTCGGGGGCGTTGGACAATATTTGGGCAGTTAGGGCGGGGGCGGCGGGGCCTTGGCCGGATCGACGGGATAGAAGATGGCGCGCATCACCGAGTACACTCAGCAAACGCAGACCCCGGATATTCCACGTAGACGGGATGCCCCTGTCTTATATTCACCGGGGGTCCTGGCACAAGCCGCCCCGGATCTTACTCGGGGCGCCGCCATGCTGGCGGAAGGGCTCGAGAGGCGCGAGGAGCGGGAAGCCGCCGCATGGGCCGCGCAGGAAATGTCCGGGGCGCGTTTGCATTGGACCGTGCAAATGGTCGAGCGCCAGAGCGCGGCTGAGCCGGGTGCTCCCGATTTTACAGCGGGGGTGATGAAAGATTTTGACGCGTACGCCGAGGAACGCCTCAAAAAGGCTCCGTCCAAGCGGGCGCAGATGGCGGTCGGAGGCAAGTTTCTACAGTACAAATCTACGCTGGCCGAGGGGGCAGTCGGATTTGAGGCCAAGGCCCGGGTCGATTTGCAAGAGGACCAGTTCAAAGTTGGCATGAACAATGTGGCCAACCTGATGCAAGCTGACCCCAATCAATATCGGGATGCCCTGGCCGAGCAACTTTCTGCCATTGACGCGGCCCCCATTCCCCCGGTGCGGCGCTCGGCCCTTCGTGAAACCGCGGTGAATAAGGTATCCGAGGCCGCTGTCTGGGCGCAAATCCAGAAGAGCCCGGGCCTGTTTCTGCAGAGCATCGGCATGACGCCGCAAGAAGGCGGCAAGCAGCGGATCGCCCCCGATATGAAGGGCGTGACGGGGAACGCGGCGTTTGACGCCCTGCTCCCGGAGAAGCGGATTAAGTTCGTAGAGACGGCGTTCGCGGTCAAGGCTAATTTGGACCGGGACGAAGAGAAATCTACCAAAGCACGGGCGGATCAGCTTTCTTCGGACGGGTTGAAATTGGCATGGGACATGGAGAAGGAAGGCAAGTTGTCCCGTACCTATGTGGAAATGCTCAGGCCCATGGTCAGTCAGGGCGAGTATCACACGCTGTTGAACGCGCTGGAACGTTCACAGCGCGGCGAGCCGGAGCGCGATGATCCGGAGGCCGTGCGCCAGTTGCTTAATACTTTGTACGGGCCGACCCCGGAAGCGACGCACGGCCTTGCAATGCGATTCAGTCAATCGAGGCTGATTAAGAATGACACGCTCACGTCCATGCGCAGCCATGCGCGCTCGATCTCGCGGACCGAAGGGCCCAAGTCCGATTACGAACGGGGGCGTGCTTATGTCCATGATTCGCTTGATCCGGGGCCGATGGTTCCTGATCCGGCGGGCCGTCGCCGTTTGGCCGAGGCTCTGGATACTTTCGACCGTTGGCACAACGCCCAGGCTCGTACCGATAAGGAAATCGAGACGCGGGCAAAAGAAGTCGTGGATCAGTATGTGTTTATCGATTTCCGCGAATCCGTGCTGATGTTGCCGCAGCCCCGGTATTCGACGGTTCGCCGTGATTTCAGTGATTTTCAAGCCACGGGCAAGGAAATTTCGCGTGCGATCGACCATGCCAAGGACCGACGCGATAAGGGCGAGATCACGCCGGGGGATTATAATGAAGAAATGCGAATCCTGAACCGGTGGATTAAGACTTATGAAGAGGCCAAGAGACAAAATGCCGAAGCGGAAGCCAGAAAAGCCGAGCGGAAGCGCCGCTAAGATCTATAGCGGTAAGGGCCCTCGGTGGTTCATCGAGGATATTCTGCCTAAGATGCATGAAGAGGGCGGGGCGGAACGTGTCCTGGTGCCGAAAGTTACAGATCCGGAGCCAATGATCCGTGAGATCGATCCCGATGAATTTTTGAATCGGGACCCCAAGGATGGGCCCTTGATCATGGCCACTGCCCCCATGCATCAGCCCGCACGCCGTGCCATTAAGGGTGATGTGACTGATCCGGAGCAGGTGGCTCAGCTTCAATTTGCCCCGGAGATTCAAGAGAAGGCCGATGCGATGCGCCGCAAGCAGGAAGCCGAGGCTGCCGCGCGCAAGAAGGCTGAGGAAGAGGCCACGGGGGCCCGGGTGCAAGAAGGCCTTAAAGAGCAGCGTGAACGTGAGAGGATGCTGGAGGATATCGACCTGGGGACCGGTAAGCCGAAGGTCAAGCCCGAGAAGAAGGGTGAAACAGAGCCTATTGTTGTTGCGGAGGGGGGCCCTACTCATAGGTTAGTGGTGCCGAATGTTGGGGAAATTGCCAAGGGCACCAAGCAGGAAATGCTGGATCTCAAGAAACAGAAGGCTACTGGTGGGTCGGTCCAAAAAATTCCGATCAAGATCGGAGAAGCAGAATTCGAGCCGCTTGAGCCCCCCATCCAACTTGCGCAGCTTGGCGTCAGGACCGACGTGCCCGTGTTCGAGGCCGACGACACCCCGCCCGCAGACCTTGGTCCCGACTATCAGAACCGAATCCAGGGCCGCAGCGCCGAGAATGATGCCCGCGAGACGGAACTATGGGGCCAAACGTTCAAATCTACCGAGGGCTTGCCGCCGACGCAGATCGAGCCCATTGCCCCAAAGACCGGACCTGAAGGCCGAGAGCTTCCGGAGCCCAAGCCATCCCGTCGTCCGACCGAGGATCCCCTTGGATTGCAGCCGGGCGGGGAAAGTGGCATACGGACGGTGGGCCGACATGTCAAGGAGGCATTTACCCAGATCCCGGCGGGCATGGCGGATGCCGTTATCAATGCATCAAATGTGTTCACCCCGCTCACGGAATGGTTTAACGAAAATATCGTGGATATTCATGTTCCGGTGCCCCGGCCCGACGCCCCGCAGACCGTGACCGGGAACATTTCGCGTAAGATCTCGGAGTTTCTGACCGGATTCATTCCGGCACTCCGCGCATTGCGCGGTACGGGCGCCGTTACGGGCGCCGCCACCGCACCGATGGCGGCGGGCGCGATCTCGGACTTCTTGGTCCATGATCCGCATGAAGGGCGTTTGGCCGATTTGTGGAAGGAAGCCAAACTTCCTAACGATATCCTCATCAATTATCTGGCGAGCGATCCCAATGACACCGAACTTGAAAGTCGGTTTAAGAATTCTCTGGAGGGCGCGGGCCTTGGCCTCGCGACGGAGGGCATATTCCTCGCAGCAAGGGCGATCCGCGCCGCCCGTGCCGTACGCAAGCTTCACACGAACGAGGTCGACTACTATCGGGCCAAATACGGTGAAATAACGGACGATGCGCTAAAGAATTTGGGCAATCCGAAGGGGTCATCGGTCCGGGTGATTCAGGGCAAGCTGGAGGGTGATGAGATCAACCTTGCGCCGCGGGCATTTTTGCGCAAGCATGGTGCCGAATTGCCCGAGGGCTTTGAAGTTTCGATCAATTGGGCCCGGATCGATGAGCCGGACCAGATCAAGTTTGTCATTGGCAAGATGGCCGAGGCCGGAAAGGGTACGATCGATGAGGCCCGGCGCGGGGTGCAGACTCAGGAAATGACGGAGAAGTTGGCCAAGGACATGGGCCTATCGGTCGGGGAGCTTCTTACCCGGCGCAAGGGCGCGGCCCTGAATGCCGAGCAGGCGCTCGCAGCCCGTCAACTCTGGCTCGCGTCCGGGGAAAAATTGCTGGAATTGGCTAAGGCCGCCGCCGATCCGAACGCCGGCCCTGTCGATATGTTCATATTTCGTAAGCAGATGGCCACGCACGCGGCGATTCAATCAGAAGTCCTTGGGGCGCGGGCCGAGGCCGGGCGGGCACTTGCATCTTGGCGAATTCCGGCGACCGGGGCCGAGCGGGCCAGGGCGATCGAGCAAACGCTCGCGGCCCTGGGCGGGGTCAGCAATTCTAAGGAAATGGCGCGGCGGCTGGCGATCCTTGCGATTCATGGCGACGTGGGCCCGGCCTCGCTGGGCAAGCTTGCATTCAAGGGGTATACCGCCGCGAGCATCGATGCGTTCCGTGAGTTTTGGGTGAATATGCTCCTGTCGTCGCCCACCACGCATTTTGTGAACACGCTGTCAAATACACTCGTTCCATTTCAGCAGATCATGGAGCGCGCGGTGGCGGGCGTCGGGCGCGGTATCGTTGGCGGAGAAGGCGCGCGACTTGGCGAGGCCGTGGCCATGACTTATGGCATGACCATGGCGCTTCGGGACGCATGGCGCATGGGCCTCAAATCTCTCAAGACCGGCGAGACTTCCCTGGGCTTCAACAAGACCGAACTGGTCCGGCCCCGCGCAATTTCTGCCGAGGGCTTTGGCATGGCATCGCAGACCGGATTCGGGCGGGCCTTAGATTTCATGGGCAATGTCTTTCGAATCCCGGGGCGGCTCCTGGGTGCCGAGGATGAATTCTTCAAGACCATCGGCTATCGGATGGAGGTTCATGCCCAGGCCCTTCGTCAGGCGTCGGGCGAAGGTTTGAAAGGTCGCGAGCTGGGCGCCCGGATCGCGGAGCTTGTGAAGAACCCGCCCGAGCATATTCATCTAGCGGCGGCAGACGCGGCGCTGATCAATACGTTCACATCGGAAGTGGGCACGTGGGGGCGGGCCGTGATCGGCTTGCGGGATGCCGGGCAATATAACCCCATGTTCCTCGTCTTGCCGTTCGTGCGTACGCCCGTGAATCTTGCCCGGTACGCGTTCGAGCGCACGCCATTGGCCCCGTTTTCGAAGCAATGGCGGGCGGATATTGGAGCGGGCGGGGCGCGGTCTGACTTAGCTCTCGCCAAGATGGCCACCGGCACCGCGATGATGATGACGGTCATGGACTATGCGGATCTCGGCATGATCTCTGGCAAGGGGCCCAAGGACAAGGAGACCCGGGAAGCGCTCAAACGGCAAGGGTGGAAAGAGTACTCATTCAAGGTCGGTGATACTTGGTATTCGTACAATCGCGTCGATCCCATGGGTATGGTGATGGGCTTTGCATCAAGTATCACCGAGGCCATTAAGGATGGCGAAATCAACGAGGACGACGTGGACGAGTGGAATGAAGTGGCCGCCATGTCGATTGCCGTGGTGTCGCAGACCGTTATCAATAAGACCTACATGGAGGGCTTTGCCAATTTCGTCGAGGCCATGGACGATCCGCACCGGCACTCGGAACATTGGGTGCAAAATCTTACTGCTTCCTTGGTGCCGAGTGCCTCGAATGCCCTTAAAAATGTCATGGACCCGCTGGCCCGTGAAGCAAATTCCCCCGCCGAGGCGGTCATGGCCCGGATCGCGTTCCTGTCGGAGCGTTTGCCCCCGCGCCGGGACCTATGGGGCGCACCGTTGACGCTTCAACAGCACGAAGAACGGGGGGCGGTCGGGACGGTGTACGATGCGCTGACGCCCGTGCGCTCGGCCAAGCAGGTCGAATCGCCCATCGATCGTGAAATCGTGCGCCTGGGCGAGGGAATCGAGCGGATCGCGAAGAAGTCTACATTCAGCGGGGTCCAGGTGAATTTTAAAGAATGGCCCGAAGTCTACGATGAGTACGTGCGGCTGGCCGGCAATGAACTCAAGCACCCGGGCTGGCAGATGGGGGCCAAGGACTACTTAAATCTCGTGGTCGAGGGCAAGCATTCCATGGGCCCAGTGTACAAGATCTTGCCCGACGCATCCCGGCAAGCGTTTATTCAATCAATGATCGGCGATTACCGGAAATTGGCCCAATATAAGATTCTATCGGACCCGCGATTTAAGGAATTTGCGGCCTATGTCAAGCGGTTGCAGGAAAATTACCGGGGCGGCAGGATGCCCGTTCTAGGAGAGACGCAATGACTGTTCAATCGAGCACGAACCGGATCTCATACACCGGAACCGGCGGGGGCACGACCGGTCCGTTCACGATCCCGTACTTTTTCCTTGAAGCCGATGACCTCAAGGTCGTTAAGGTTTTGATCGCGGACGGATCGTCGGTCACGTTGGTCCTCACGGCCGATTATTCGGTGCTGGGGGCGGCGGACCCGGCCGGGGGCTCGCTAACCCTGGTCGCGGCCCTGTTCAGCACGCACCGGATCGAAATCATCCGGGACCCGGACGTCTTGCAACTTACGTCCTATCCCCTGGTCGATCCATTTCCTTCGAAGTCCCACGAGCGGGCGCTCGACAAGCTTACGATGCTGGCTCAGCGGGCCCTTGAGTTAATCAGCCGCAGCTTGAAATTGGCGGATTCGGTGTCCTCGGGCATCCTGGTCGATCTCATCCCCCAGGCATCAAAGTTTCTGCGTTGGAACGCCACGGCCACCGGCCTGGAGAATGCCGATATTTTCTTGGGTGGCTCGATTTCGGTGCCCGGTGGGGTGGGCATAGCCACTTATAACGGGGCCGGGGCCTTTGGCAACCGCACCATCATCGGCAGCGCCTTTGTCTCTGTCGTGAACGGGGATGGGCAGGCAGGGAATCCGGCGCTGAGCGTTCCGGACGATGCCATCACGTTCGCTAAGGTTCAGAACATCGCTACGGCCAAGTTACTTGGGCGCACGACCGGCGGCTCGGGTGATATCGAGGAGATCACGGCGTCCGATAACTTGAGCCTGTCGGCCGGATTGCTCAAGGCCAATCGCATTACGACCCCGCACCGTCAGACCGCGCTTGCAAGCGCCTTAGATGCGGGCGGATTTTCCAGCTTCATTACCATCGGCTCGGGACTGCGGCCCGGGATCGATGCTTCCCCCACGCCGCTCGTTCTTACCTGTGCCAAGGGGTATGATCAATATGGCGCGGTGGACCTGTGCGAGTTATTTAATGCCGATATCACGGACCCATTGGGCGCGGACCTGCCGGGATTGAACACAAGTTTCCTGTTCCGGGCCCTGGCCACGGCCTGGGGCGCCACTATCCTTCCGCCGCAATATAGGTATACCTTTGACCGGACGAGGCAAATACTTTGCCGGTTCCCCGGGACGGACGGGGCAGCAGCGACGACCGAGGACTATGGCAATGCGCTCACCTTTAACGGCAACGCCCAGCTTGACACCGCCGTCCAGATCGATGGACTGAACACGCTGCTGCTGGACGGGACCGGCGACTTCGTCGACATTATTGGTATCACGACGCTCGGGGATGGGTCGTGGACGCTCGAGGGCAAGTTTCGGTCGAATACGCTGCCGACCTCCGGGCTTAGGCAAACGATCTTTGGGTTCACGAACGGTACTGATCCAGCGACTCGCACAGTTAGCCTACGTCTCTTTAATGATGTTGGCACGATCACGACGGAGTTTTTCGCTTCCTCGAATAACACATCGCACGACATTGCCAACAATGTGAAGGGGGTTAAGACAAGTTGGGCTGTAGCAACTACATATCACTTCGTGGTGGCGTTCGATGCACTCGCCAGCAAGTATCTGGTATATGTCGACGGCATTCAGGATATCAGTGTGTCGTCTACGCTTCGAATTGCGGCCGGCGATCGGTTTAGAATTGGGCGGGATGTTACGGCCACTCCGCAAGAATGGAACGGTGCCGTAGCAGGCTTCCGTTTCTCGCCAGCCTGCCGTTATCCCAATGGTACGACGTTCACTCCGCCGAATATTTCTACCTTCGCCGTCGAGGGGCATTTCTTCTCGATTCCACAGATGAAGATGCTCGAGGCTACAGGGGCCTCGGTCGCCGCCGGAACGGACCCGACGTTCACGCAGCGTGACCGGATGTTCATCGGCGAGGCCGATACCTCCGGCGCGGCGGTCACGGCGGTGCGGAGCTACGGGCTGTTGGCGCGATACGTTAGTGAACTTTTCTCACTGACCGCCTTAACGACTGCGGTCAAAAACCATAACCTTGGTATTGTGCCTCTGCGCATGCGCTTGCTCGGTGTCTGCCAAACCACAGACCGCGGATACGTGTCAGGAGATACGCTCTCCCTGAATTTTACCGATACTTCCAGCGAAGGCACTGCGCGAGGGTTCCAGTTGGGGGCAGATAGAATGTCGCTCAATGTCGCGAATGCAAGCGCCTTGCTGCTTCTTGCGAAGAATAGTGCAAGTCAAACCGCCTTGACGCTAGCGAACTGGAAGTTTCGCGCAGAAGTGAGTAGGGGCTGGTGATGCAAGAGTGCTATAGGGTCGAGATCATCAGCCTGTTGAAGGGCCTGCGGCCCGTTTTTCGCAGCGCGGTCGAGGGGTTGGTGGTGATCTTTGTCTGTTACCTGTCATACCTGGCCTTTGTCTGGGCGATGCGGGTAGGGGGCATGGCGATAATGGAAAAAGGCACAGTGGATATCGGGGTGGCGGCGATTCTTGCCGCCGTCCTGACGCCATTGAGCACTTTACAGGGATACGTATTATCAAAATATATCCAATCTCGGAATGGAGGAAACAAAGGGGACAATGCATAGGAGTAATGTCATGTTGCGAGATCCATATGATCGGGACCTACCATCCGGCGTCCTGAAGTTGTATTTCCTGTCGAAGATCTGCAAGTATACCGTCATCGTGCTGGTGCTGACGCTGGCGCTAGTGGCCACGGTTGCATTCGCTGATGACGGACCGGCCCTGGTGTTCCAGCATGAGAAAGGTGATCGTGTTGTGCTGTTGACCACGGCCTGTGATGGGGGCACGGCCCTGGAGATCCTGCATGCGACTCTGAGCAAGCGGCTGCAGGACATGGGTACCTTGCAACGAGCCGTTTACCAGCACCGCAATGGCAATAATATCCCGGGATGCTGGGCTTTGTTCGATGGCGGGGTTAATATTGTCACTGCCTGGACGGATGGTGACATGTTCATCCATGACCGCAATATCTTTAGCATCGGGCCGGCGGCGCGGCCCCCGGTCAAGGGTTCATGCTCCGCGGCCCAGGTGGGGTGCACATGAGGCTGAGCGAGCATTTCCACCTGGAGGAATTCACCATATCGCAGGAGGCGGTGCGGCGGGGGATCGATAACACCCTCCCCCCGCCCCTGATGGCGAACGCCCGGTTTATAGCCATTAAGATGGAGATCGTGCGAGCGCGGCTGGGGGCCCGTCCGATCCTTATTTCATCGGGCTATCGATGCGTGGAATTGAATCAAGCTATCGGATCAAAAGCTACCAGCGCCCACCCATCGATGCTGGCCATCGACTTCACGTGCCCCGGCTACGGCACCCCGCACGAGATCTGCCTTGCTCTCGGCCCGCAGGCCAGGGAGATTGATTTCGATCAATTGATCCATGAATTCGCGGCATGGGTGCACATCGGATTTTCACTCGGGGCGCCCCGGCATGAACGACTGACCATCGATCGCACTGGGGCCAGAGAAGGGTTCTGATGACCAAGTACCTGCTTATAGCACTTGCTATAGCCGGGGCCTTATTGTCCTTTGCCTCATGGCAATTGTGGGAATCGTGGAAGCGCGAAGCAGCCATACGGGGCGAATATGAGGGGTTCAAAGCAGAAGTTGAGGCGAAAGGGGAGAAGGCCGGAATCGTTGCTAAGGCCGAAGATAGTAAACGAAAGGAGAATGCCAATGCCACGCGTCTTGAAATGCGTCGTCTTAACGCTCTTATTGTCGGGCTGCGCGACCGGCCCAGTGTCCGTCCCGATGGCAGTTCCGTGTCCGTCACTCCCCCCTGTCCCTCGGGAGTTGATCGGCCCGCCGGCGAATGGGTATCTCTTACAGACTACCGAGCCCTCGAACAGCGAGCCCGTGAAGACGCGGCCCGACTGATGGGCTGGGAGAAGTGGCGCATAGATAACAACATTCCGGTAGCGGGGGATGAACACGACGTCATGCGTTGGAAATTCGCCCGCGATCAGGGCGTCGAGGGCATCGGCGGCCCACGCTGACGCAGCCCCCTCCGGTTGACGCGCGGGGCGTCGTCGTTGGCGCACTAACCGGTCCGCCCGCATATAGCTAGCCTAACGGCCGTTGGGGCCCGGGGCCATGGTTTCCCGGGCATGCCGCAGGATATCCTCGCCCGTGATCGAATCGAGCCACGGCGTGGAATACTGGGTCAGGATCACCGGGCTCACTAACAAGAATTTATCGCGCGCGAAATTAATGTAATCGGTAATCGGGATGTAGGCCATGAAGTTCTGGAGCGGGTGAACTACCCCCAGCTTGTAGAAGACCAGGAAGCCACACCATGAATTGCCGTTGGTCGCGTCGTGCCGGATACGCAGCCATTCCACCTGCTGACGGCGCAGATATTTCAATTTAAAGGTCTCGCCCCCCGACTTGAACTCCGTATACTTTAGCTCGAGCCAGTACTCGTGCCCTTCGTGTGCGACGCTCAGATCCGGGACCCCGAGGGTGCGGGGCGCCTCATCAAGCACTTGCACGTGAGCGCCGGTCCCGAACAAGCGCTTGATGACCTCGCCCTGGAAAGACAGTTCATTAAAGATGGACCCCCGGCTCACCGACGCGGGCGCCATGGCCCCTGCCGGCTTGGATTGCCCATTGAACGTGCGATCTTTCCACTTGCCGGTGCTCATCGGTATTTGCTCCATAGTTCAGCTATCTTCCATGCCATGGCGACGATCACGGCGATTATCACCATCCATGGCCCCGGTCGGTTGATTCTCATTCCTGTACTTCCATGGCCCGTAGCACTTCGGCCACCGGCTCGGCCCACTCTTCCCCATACTCCGCCAGCATGGCCATGACCTCATCGGCATAGAGTTGGCGCACCTTGGCAGAGTGCACCCCAACCCAGCGGTGATGAATCCAGCCAAGGGCCTCTAGCTTATCGGCCATTTTAACGAACCGGGCCAATTCGATCGACGGCTCCACGAAGAAGGCATGGTGAAACGGCATCACGGAGGGTCTGGGGAGCATGTTGGCCTTGGCCGGTGAGGGTATATCCCCGGTCCTAAACTCATCGGCATCATGGAACATGCAGTATACCAGAAGCTGAAGCGCCCCTTCCCGGTTTCCCGGAGTGCCGGCAAGACCGATAATTCGATCGTACAGCATCAGCGCAATGAGCATTACCCCATACTGGTGGTCCGCAAGGGTTTGCTCGCCGACGACTTGGATCGTGTGCCATCTGCGGACATGGCGTGATAGAAAGATCTCTTTCCAGTTCATCGTTCCTCCAGCGGTGTTTGATAGTCCAGGCCATACTGCTCCAGGCACGCGACGCCTAAGGCAATTACCTGCACGATCTCGTTTAACGGGTGGCTGCGATTCACGCTCCCGTAACGGATGCCATCTTCGGCCTCGACCATTTCGCGCCGCATGATTCTCAGCCATTCCTTGGCCGTATGCATTTGTACATACATGCCTTGGTGCGCGCGCTCGCGCACGATCTCGTTGAAAATCTCTTCTCTCGTAACCATGGCTAAATCTCCTCAATATGATCTTCCCTCGGTCCCCAGCCCGTTCGGCCCACATGCGCGTATTTATTAATAATGGCGCACAGGCGCAAGGTTTCATTCCTGGGCACATAATTACAGAAGTTAAGGAAAACTTGATCCACCCCATTCATTCGGATCGCCTGCCTGATCTGCTCCTCAGAAAACGAGAACAGCCGCCGGGGTAGCTTGGACACGGTTGTCAGCTCCGGCTCGACGCCGATGGATGACCATTCGATCTCTTCTTGATCCCAATACCCTGGCCCGGACCAGCCTACCTGTTTGCCGTCTTTAAAGCGATTGGCCACCCGGATCGGAAGCGTGCGGGCAACGCCATAGACCATAAAATCAAAGTTGATTGGGATTGCGCAATCGCTCAGGATCTGATGCACCGAGCAGTCGCGCCATGTGCAATAAGGATAGATACCATTGTTGATGCCCAGCCCGAATCCCTGTGCGGCTTCGACCTGGATGAAATTGGCCCTATCTATCAGGTCATTGTACTCCTCGACCGATACCACCGATCCTTCTAGCAGGGTCCGCTGCAACCGGAGCCGGGCTATGTTACCAAGATCCCCGGTTGCCCGGCGCATCTTCTCCATCAATGCCTCCCCGCCCCCTTTCATCACGCCCCCGACCCGGTAAGCGTATTGGGAAACCAGATGCCGATGCTCGTCGTCCACGATCGCCGCATGCTCATGAATATAGAGTTCCACCCCGCCGTCGCTCAATCGGTCCAGCGCTCCCATTTCGGAGAGTAATAGATCCGGGTCAATGCATGATCCCGGCCCGAGCAGCACCCGCTTTACCGAATCGGACACGAGGCCCGACGGCAGGGCAATACTGACATATTTGTTGCCGAGGGCATCCACGAATGTGTGCCCGGCATTCGGGGCCCAGGCGGTCACGATGGTATCGGGCTTGAATTTCTTGGCCAGATACCCGGCCAGTAGCCCCTTGCCCTCTGACCCGAATTGCAGTCCCATTATTACGCATCCAGCTTTCATGATAGACTCGCTCCAGCCCAATGATCAGCGATCCTGACGTCACTTAAGATGGGCACCCGGCACGAGATCGCGGCGTGGGGGCCAAAGTCCTCGAGAATATACTTAATTGCACGCGGCACATGCTTCTTACCGCGCGGCACCGAGAAATCTATCTCGTCGTGCACCGACAACAGCATGCGAAATCCTTGTTTCTTGTGGGTGGCATGAAGTTCAATCATCTTCTGCTTCATGCAATCGGCGCTGGTGCCCTGGAATACTAGGCCCCCCGCCTTATATGCATGCGCGGGGCTGGGAAATCTGATCCGACGCCCAAGCATAGTTTTAACGTATCCCCGACCCCGCGCAATGGACGCTGCTTGGTCCAAAAGCTGCCTGATACCAGGAATCGCGGAGTGATATTGTTCAAATTTAGCCTTGGCCTCAGGCCCCGCCACGAGCCATTCCCGTCCGGATCGGTCATGCCTGATGCTGAATTCAAGATCCATTTCCTCTGCCAGTTTGCCTTCGCCCATACCGAATACCAGGCCCAAATTAATTTGCTTCGCGTTGGCAGTGTTGCCAGCATATTTGGCGTCACGAGGAAGACCGGTGATGGCCGCAACCATCGCATGGAAATCGGTGGCCGGATCGTCACGATACTTGGCGATGAGCGCCGGGTCATTAACATAATGGGCGAACCAACGGAATTCAAATTGTTCCCAATCTGCACAACACCAGTCTTGCCCCTCGTCCGGTACGAAACACGCACGCGTAATGAGCGCGATTTCCTTATCACGCTTCGGGATCTGTTGCAACGCCGGATCGTTGACTGAAAATCGCCCCGTACCGGTCCCCAATTCGTTATCTCCGCGTGTTTGATTGTAATTCGGATGAACGTAGCCATTTACCTCGTGTCCCAGAATGTGATCCTTGAGGAAACTGCTCGCCTTCACCAAGGTCCGCACGTCGATCACGGCCTGGGCGCGCTTATCCCCCCGGTCCGCCATCAGCTTGAGTTTGATCTTGCTGAACGACCCCTCGCCCCCCGGCGTATCGTCCAGCAGCACCCCGTTATCCGCCCACCACCTGTCATCCTCGCCCTTCTTGACGTTGAACAATTTCCGCATCTGCGGCGGGGAGTTGGCGTTAAACTCCTGCCCCACCATCGCGTTCAGCGCGCTCTGTGCTCGCTGTATTCTGTCCTTGGTCAGGGCCAGTTCACGATGGGTGCGATCCAGGTCCACCCGGACCCCGCCCCATTCAAGGTCAACCAAGACCGGAGTGAGCGCTCGCTCCACCGCCCACACCCTTTCAAGCTCCTGTTCCGCAATTTGCTTCTCCTGCCACAACCACAATTTGATAGCCAGTTGCGGGTCTTCGATTGCGTACTTACGAGCCAGCCGCTCGGGCGCGCGGTGAAGGTTCCCCATCTGGGCCTTGCGGGTCGGCTCGCCCCCGAACAGCTTGGCCAGATCACCGTATATGTCTACTTTGCCCTGGCCCACATACTTGCGGGCAAGCGCATCGAGTGAGAACGATGGCTCATGCTCATTAATCAATGCCGCCCGCACCATCGTGCATTCCATCCTATCGGCGGGGAACTCGATTCCTTTGCAACGGGCAAATAGGGCATCGAACTTGAGGTTGTGTCCCATGACCCGCCGGCATTGAGGCAGTAGCTTAATGAGCCACGGCACGATGTTGGAATTGGTGCGGACGTCCCAGTACCCGCTCGCCCATTCCTTTGTATCTGGGTCGTGCGCAGCAACTGCAACCCCGAACAGTCTGTCCTTTTTCCAGGATAGGCCCGTGGTTTCCACGTCCACCGACACTAGAGGATAGTCGGGCAGACGGGATAGATTGAGTTCCTTAATCATTTTACTATGGGATTGTCGCCCGATAGGATCAGCCGTTGTTTCGCCCTCGTTAAACCGACGTACTGTACCCTCCGCTCGGCGTCCGGGTTGAGCGTCAACTGCTCCAGCACCCGGGCGGGCAGGTTCAGGTCCAGAATCACGGTGTCATGCTCCCGACCCTTGGCCTGATGGATCGTGGACACGATGTGTTTGATCGGCAAGCTAAGGTCCGCTTGCTCATAAAAATCGCGCCATGCCGGGGGCACTTCATTGATGATGATCCGCCCCGCTTTCAAATCCCGTGCGATATGGCTGGTCCACGGGCTCGGTCCGCCCCATACCTCATAGGGGGTCATGTCCTGATTAAGCATGCGCTTGATCTCGGCCACCCGGAATCTGTCGCGGGCCAGAATCAACGCCCCCTCGGGGGCCTCAGCCAGAATATCCAATGCATCAAATTCGCCCCACCGCACAACTTCACCATCCTCGGGGCGGGGCAGCCATGGTTTCAAGATTCGTAATTTAACACCGGTCATTGTGTCACTTGCCAATGTGGCAATTGTTCTGGGCACCCGATACGATTGCTCGAGCTTGATGTACTTGACGCCACCGTCATGGAACTTATGCATCCCGTGGGGGTCCGCGCCGCTCCATTCATAAATCGCCTGATCGTCGTCCCCGGCCACGAATACTTCCTCCACGCCGGAATGTAGCAGCTTATGGAAAAATTTCCATTGCAAGGGGGTACAGTCCTGCGCTTCATCCAGGCACACCGTGGTATAAGGATGCCCCGCCCCCATGATTTTAGTCGCCCGCTCCAACATATCATCAAAGTCTACGTAGCCGTACGCCTTTTTCCACCGGCAGTAGGCTTCGATAAAGTACTCGTAGCGGGGCCGGGTGCCCGGTGCGCCTATTTCATCATACGCCTGATTGATGCTAATTATCTTGTTGCGGGCAAACGAAAAGCACGCCAGATACTCGTCGCCCTCTTGTTGTTCGTCATCGGTCTTGGTGCGAATCGGCACCCCGGTGGTGGCAGAAAGTACCTGCATCTTTATCGGGTCCGCCGCGACCGAGGCCCGGCTTAGGTTCAGGGCCTTAAATGCCAGTGAATGAAGGGTACTGGCATCGGCCTGGTTGGAGCGGAACGCAATCTCTTGCGCCGCGGCCTTGGTGTAGGACAGGCATAGGGCATGGGCCCCCCGCACCCTGTCCATGAGTTCGGTCGTCTTGCCGGTGCCCGGGGGTCCGTAGATGACGGTTGATTTCATGCCCTCTCCTCCGAGGAAAAAGATGCCCCGGGCCGGGGAAAATAGCCCGGGGCCAAAGGGTCTTACATTTCGGCGCCGGCCTCACCCGCTTCCGGCTCGTGCCCGGCGTCGTAACCGGTCACGTCCATGCGGACATTGCGCTCACCGCTTGCGATCTGGGTGTACAGATCCTCGGCGTGCTTGTAAAGGCGCTGTGCAGGGAACCCGGACTGGGCGATCGTGTAGTTGTAGAAGTCGCCCTTCTGATTCTTTTGCATCTGAACCCCGACCCGATACACCCGTGCGAACCGATCGCCCCCGGCAAGGCTGACGAACGTATTCCACTGACGGCTGATCTTGGCCTTGGTGCGCGGCATCGGAATCATGATTTTCTCAGCCTTGCCATCGGTCACGATCAGGCACAGGTGCTGCGGCGTGTCGATGACCATGATCTGGGACTTATCACCCTCGATCGTGGCGATCCGGCCCTTGGCATCCTCCGGGGTAGCAAACGCCCCAAAGAAGCCGCCGCCCGCCTTGCGCTCCTTCCACACGAGGAATTGCTTCGTGTAGTGGACCGGCACCACAAATACCTCGGTACCGTAAAGTTGGCGGGTGACCGAATTGGTCAGCATGCCGGGACGCGCCCCCTGGATGAAGCCGGGGTCACCATCCTTTACCGCCGGGGACAAGGCCTGTACCACTTCCAACCTGGGAATGACCAGATCTTCAATGGCCACATGTTCCGATCCACGGCCGGCTCCCGTTGCGCATAGGTAATCGGGCGGAATATCACCCGCCACGATCAACGGGCCACCGGTCACGGCCAGAGCCTTGCCCTTATCTACCCCGGATGGGGCCTTTATTTCGAATGCCGACAGGTCGCCGGTCTTCTTTCCTTGCTTCGTCATTCTAATCTCCTAAGTTAGTGATTCTGGGCGCACGATCAATGGGGGCCGCGCCCTTTACCCCGCAAACATCGCATACCGGCCCCCAATGGTAACGCTCCGGGTACCGATGCGATAGAAGCACTTGCCACGATGACCCGCAACATTGCCACTCTATCAACATCCACTGCCGATAGGGGCATCGTATAGTGATCATCCTTTCGTGATTGACGCCCGCGTGTAGGGCGTGACATTAAGAAGGTCGATCGGATATTCCTTCCCGTCCTTGATCGCCCGGATGACGTACGCCTTGAGGGTGCTGGAATTGATCGTCTCCTGGATCAAGTCGCCGAGCTTGCGCTTAGTCAGCCATGACCGCAGATCATCCTTGTGATCCGCCTTGACCGAGACGAATAGATCGGGGGTGAGGCTCAACCGCCCCAAGTCCTCGATACGGATGTTCTCGATGTGCTCGCGCTCCATGGCCTCGGGCACGAGCTCCATGCGCATCACGTCGTGATACGCGTTCACGTACTTGGTCAGGTCGTCGAGGTAGTCTTTGGCGCGGCGAATGGCGTCGAGTTCAAAGGCCAGATCGATCGTCTTAGCCGATTGCCCGTATTCGCTGCGAGCCAGCGCCTTGCGCGTTTCCTCATCCACGCCCAAGTTCGCATTCATGGTGGCAGTGAACTTGCGAACCATATCCGTCGTCGGTGTCTTACGGCGCGTCATTTCTCAATCCTCCAGTCGAGGTCCGGGGTCGGACCGAGCCACTAGTATAGCACGACTGATACCCCGCTGTCAACTACTGTCCATACTGCAGCGCACCATGTATCCGCCACGCCCTGACCTGGCAATTTGCACACAGTGTTCTGAACATCGGTGGAAAATTATTTTTGACGATCCATCGATACAACACATAGCCAGACATTCGTCGTTTTCCTTTCCTACACTTATACTTATAACCATCTTGATTAATGTGATCCATACTAAGTACCATGGGATCACGTTCACCGCACATTTTACAACGTTTACCGTATTTTTCAAACACTAATTTTCGGTCTTTACTCGCCCTCTTTAAACGACTCGCTCTACGACTTGCTCTAGTACTGGCTATTAATTCTTCTTTACTCTTCCTAGGCGGACGTGGTTTTGGAACATAACTACGTTTACGATATTCCCTCATTTTTTCCCTATAATGCTCCTTTCTTTGCTCCATGGTAAGCTTTAAGCGATGCCGTCTCCTCCATTCTATCATCTTATTCATCATTTACCCCCCGTCCAGCAGGCGCGTTACGTCAGATATGCGCGCACGCATGAAATCGCTCAGGTCCTGCTTGCCCTTGAGCGCGGCCATGATCGCCGGGTCCACGGTCTTTTCCGCGATCAGGTCGATGTAAGCGGGCGATGCCTTGGTCTGATCGCCCCATGCCCGGTCCTCGGCCTGCGCCCGGTCGATATACTTGAACGTATTGTTATAGAAGATATTTATCGTGGACGTCGGCATCGGGTAGCCCATGCCCCCGGTCGCTGCGTTACCGAGGATGAACTGTATGCCCCCATCGCGCAGCGCACGGACCACGGGCTGACGATCGTTCTCGGGCACCCGGCCGTGCAATTCGCCGAATTTGATCTTCATCTGCTGCAAGGCCCAGCGCACCGCGTCTATCTCCGGATGGTAAACGCACCAGATCACGCCCTGCTCGTGCCTCGCCTCCTCGATGATGGCCTGGATCTCGATCACCTTGGGATTCACCTTAGGGGCAACAATTTCAACAGGATCGTAATGGTGCCTGATGGCCGCGCCCACTTTGGTTTCGACTCGGCGAACGGTGTATCCGCCCGCGACTTGGTGCAAGCGCAGTGCTAATTCTAGAACGTTGGCGATCGTATGGTCGATATCCTTGAAGATGATCGCGTCCTCCGACCGTATGCGCTTGTAAACCTCGCGCTGGGCTTTGCTGATCTGGACCGTGCGGGTCTGGTAGCGTTTAGGAGGCAGATCATAAGCGTCCTTCTTAAGGACCTGAAACGTGTACGGGGCCACGGTTTCGATGAGTTCATCCAGGTTCTGATAGCCCACGACCTGGAGCGGCTTTCCCTTCTTCCCATCAGCCAGAGTCTTACGATACCCGCCGAAAACGGCATAGCGGTTCTTGAACGCATAAAAGTCTCCAATTCCGATGATGTTGGGATCAAGGAATTCGTATTGCATGTATAAGTTAAGGGGCGAATCGGCTATCGGGGTCCCGGTCATGGCGATTCGCTTAGGTACAAGCCGCCCATAACTTACGCAATGTCGGGCCCGGCCGGCGTCATGGCCCGCGATGTACGAAGTCTCGTCGCCTGCGATCGCGGTCTTGGGGTTAAGGCGCAGAAACTCGGCCACAAGCTCGGGCATGCGGCCCTGCGATAGTGACTCGAAGCCGACCAGCAGACACTTGAATTTAACCTCCGGGTCACTGGCCCATTGATAGACAAGCTTGTCATCGGTGTCCGCCATCCGCCAGTCGATCGGCAGGGGTGAGTGCAGGTCAAATTGTTCAAGCCAGTTATTGCGTAGCGTTAACTTGCACAGGACCAGCATCGACTCGATCACGTTCTCCATCCGCCATGCGCAACACAGATCGATGGCCACCTTACTTTTGCCCGTCTGCATATCCATGAACAGGGCGAAGGCATTCAGCCCATAACCTTTGGCAAGTGCAGCGTGCTGGTGCCTGCGCGGCTCGGTCTTAAACTTATACCACGTGGGGAACGGGATCTTGGGCCCGAGCTTAACGATCTCCTCCAATTTATCCATGGCCGCGAGCGCCCCCGGGCTGATCATCGCGTACGGGGTCACCTTATCCCGTATGTACTCTACGTTCAACCGGGTGACGGGCACCATCCAGCCCTGACGCGATTTCGCCCAACGGCGGGAGGGCATGTCGCGAACCAGGTCGTTGGCCCATATCGGCAGGCGCACCACCATCCGCCCATCGTCCTGGTCATAAGTAATGTTAATTGGCTTGGATTCGAGGCTCATGATTTACCTAGATCTCCGACTTGAATTCGGGCGGCATCGGCTCCGCGCCGCTGATCTCACGAGCCGGCAGGTACCACACATGAACGTAACCCTTGTCACTTTTAACCCCGATACGGAGCCGGGTCGTCCTCACCATGTCGCGCACCGCCGCCCATAGCGCCACGCCCTTTAATTCCTCAGACTTGGTGCGTTTCAAATAGGCGATGAAATCCGGGGCACGAAATGCGACGCAGATCTCATCATCGATCCTCTGCGTGATCGGCAAGCCGCGCAACAAGCCGTCGCGATCCTCTAATGTCGGCTCCTTGCCATTGACCCACGCCTTCTGTGCATAATCACGTAACCGCTGGCGTATGACCCCCGACGTCGATGCCTCCTCCGGTACGTCCATCACCCGGGCCTTGGTCATAAGCTCGGTCAGGATGCGATCCCATTCAACGGGCTTAAGCGCTGGCACCACCCGCAGTAGCTTTTCTGCAATGGCCATCCGTATGATGGGCCACGCCATCAATTGTTCAGTGCTGAACATCACTCGCGCCCCGTCCACGGTCAATTCCCATCGCACCGGGTCGGATGTGAATTTAATCAGGTCTGCGAATATGGGCAATTGGGCAAGTTGGGCCAGCGCCTCATACTCTGCCTTACTGACCCCAAACTTGCGGGTCATGCATGTTTCGCGCTCGCATAGGGTCCGTAGCGGCTCCTCCTGACAGCGGTATTTGTTCTCTTCCTTCTTGGCCGAGGCTATGGTGCGTACGGCCTCAGCCTTCGGCAGGGGCTTCTTAAATACCGCTGCATTGGCGTCATTCGCCGTCGTCTCATATTTATCCGCCGGTTGACTCTTACGCAGGTACACGCTAATGTTGAATAAGGCTTCATTGCGATGGCCCTCCGCCACCCCCGATGCAAACATCTTCTGTACGCAAGGCGGGGCGTCGGGGTGATTGGACCCCATGACCTTGCGCAATCCATCCTTTGGTATGCGTAGCTTCTCGGCCAGTGATACGAAAGCCTCGAGCGGAAGCCGGTGCCCGTCGCGCACGGCGTACCGCACGGTTTCGGCCCCGCCCATATAGGGCAAGTTAATCCAATTGCCCATCTGTCGCACGCCGCGCCCATCGATCGATAGCTTGGCCTGCTTGGGGAAGATCTCGGACCCGGAGTACCCGAGTTCCGCCGCCCATTTGCCCATCACCGCCCGCGCCTGGACCGCGAGCACCGGCTCCATGAAAAAGGCATAGACATGGACCCCGCCCGACTTGGACCGGCACGCCAGCAGCGGCAAATCGTGCTCGGTTATGTACTTATCAATGGGGGCAATTGATATGTCCTCATCCCCCTCGTGATTGTCTATATCGACCGCGGACCATGCGCAGCGGTCGTCGTCCGTGATCGGGACCGAACCGACCCCCTCCTTTCCCTCCAGGTGTAGCTCCATGTCAGGGATCGACAGCGGCCGATATTCCGTGCGCATCTTACTAGTGCGTGGATCAAAGCGTCCGGACGAGCGTTGATTGCCCGCGAACAACTTTAGCAGCCGCTCGGCCGCATCAGACGGCGGCGGAAGCGGTAGCGGGGGCTTTTTTGCCATTTGTATTTTCAGCAGACCGGCGCGCGTTTATGGGTTACAGCACATCATTCTTTTTAGGGCCCCATGATTCTGTTACTTGAGCCAATTCTCGATGTTCTGCAAATTCATATCGATCCCTCCCTGTGGCGCTGGCGCGGTGGAGTAAATAATCCCGCCCCCGGGCGCGCATACGACGCATCAATGCCGCCGTCTGTTCCCGCCGCTTTTTTAAATCCCGCGTGGGCACAGGCGCTCGATGTGGGCCAGCATTGTAAACAGTTCACCGGCACTCTGTGCGGTGGCCGAGAACTCGATCTTATGCGTATCGCCACCGTACACCCGCATCCGCATCGGGAACCCGATGGCACGGGCCAGATCGATGCGGTCCGCCGACGGGCGGGCGAATGCGAGCGAATAGGCAATGAACCCATTGGGGTCGACGGCGTGCCAAAACTTGGCAATCATCATCGCTTTCATGGATTGATCATCCCCAGCACGTGCTTCCTCGCCTGCTTGGCGATCTTGGTGCCGGGCGGGTTGCCGCCCTGTGGGCGGCGCTTACGGACCGGGCGCGGCCGATCGCTCGTCACCGCCATGCGGACCGGAGGGACCGGGGTCACGCGCCGGTTGCGAATGGCCCATTTGGCCCAATCATAGAACCTTCTCAGCGTGCCCATGGTCTATCCTTTTCTCTATGCCACTCAGAAACTCGGCTCGTTACCCTCACTACGTACATGTCGGCGCATGACCTCTTTCAACAGATCCACGCTAAATCTTACCCCATGCACTGGCCGGGGTAGGTTATCGTGCATTTCTCTATATACAGACAACTCACCACATGGGCATTCATATACCCAATTAAACATGAGCCGGAACCTATGGGCGGGGCTGACACCCACTTCTACTGTGGATCCAGGCACTTCAGCCATGATACAGGCCGCCACTCGCTGCAAATGGTTCATTTTCATTTCTTGAGTGCCCTCAAGCGGTTGCCAATAGTCATGCGCTTACGCCCCGTGTCCAGGTGCGCGTATTTCGCATCCAGTTCCGCAGCGGTGGCCTTGAGCAAGGGCGCCGCGTATTCGTACACTTGCTCGATGGTCTTGCCGCGCAGTGCCTCGGCCACTTCATCGCCGACGTCATGCCGGCCCGCCCTGGTGCGCTCGGCCCGCTCGACGTCGGCCTCGGACTTTATCTTATGGTAGCGGGTCTTGCCCAATCGCTCTTCGGGCAGCTTGGTCGCGGCCGCGACAGGCACGCTCTGGATCACGGCCTTGGGCACATGAGCATTGGTCTCATCCGGGCGGCGAGGCCTATCGCGCAGTCGCACAAAGTTGTTGCCCATGAACCCATCGACGTACCAGATCTCGCCCCGGTACGTAACGACGTCTCCGTCCGTGAAGCCGGGATAGGTCGGGCTGATGGGTAGGGTTAGTGTGACCGCCGCCCGCACCTCTGCGATCGGGATTAGTCGATCGCCTTTAACGGTAGGGTTAGCTGGACGTTCGGGCTGGTGTCGCCCGGGCCGACCGGGCCCGGCGAGTTCAAGTGCCCTTCGGGGAACGGATTGGGGATCGGGATCAGGGGCCCGAACTTTGGGTTCGGCTTGCGCAGGTCCGCAGCCTGCGGCGGGCACCGGGGCCCGGCCACTATCAACAGGTCCCCGAACACGAACATCGTCCCCATTTCCAGGCCCGGGGGCAGGCTGATCACGAACTTTGGTTCCTTCAGGCTTTGCATCTGTCGCCCCCCATTCATCTAAAAAGTCTCTCATGATTGTATCCTCCGTGCGATGGCGTTTACGCGCCGGCACCAGCGTTTACCCGTCTGTGTCAACCGTCCATCCTTGCCCACGAGCTTGGGCATATTGGGCAACACGAACGGGTCCGCCAGACTTCCATCCTTCACTTTCGCTCGTGCCTTTTTGCGCGGGGTCGTGCCGTCGATGACATTATCCCGCATGGGCCGTGCGCCGAAGGACGCGCCGGCCCACTCTTCCAACAGTGACTTTTCGCCCATAGAAAGACTCCTCACGCCCGAGGTTAGAAAAGATGGCGGGGATCACACCCGCCCCGAGGTTCTTTGCAGCGCCGGGAGGAGGACCGCGCGCCACGCCCAGCAACCTCTAAGGCAAGCCCCCCAAAGCCGACTCGGGCGAAGCGGCTCAGGGGACGGCTAGTATACCACGGCCCGGCCCGGCTGTCCAGTCCCCCATCAGGTGAGCGATCACCTGCTCATCGCTTTCGGCCTCCGGCTTTCCGCGCGCATGCTCCGCCCCGCACCCGCGTTCGAGCATGCACAGGTGCACGAACTCGTCAAATGGGCGGTCACTCTCGGGTCCCGCTTTCACATACGCGGACGCACCTTCATGCTCGCAATCCCACCACAGCCGCTCGCGGGGCGACAGAATGCGGACATTGCCTTCATTCCAAGCGGCGGGCACCCGGCTCTGCACATATCCCGTGACCGAGGCCCCGGTGATCATGGCCGCGACCAAGTGCAGGATGGTGACGATCTCGATCATTTGATCAGCACCAATAGGATCAGCGCCCATAGGATCAGCGCCCATAGGATCAG